CATATCCTACATTTGTAGCCAGTTGAGTTCTTTGGCGCGTCTCATCAGCAAGGACAATTCCGCCTTTAGTAGTTTTTGCGCCACGATAAGGAAGAATGGCAATACGCCAGCCTGTGGGGTGAGGAATAAGGTCGAGGATTTTATCGGCAAGCCCTTCGTTGGCGACCTTGCCTTCTTCGGTATACGCATCGTCAAGAGTAGCTTTTTTAGGAGCGCTATCTTCCAATAGCCTGTTCTTCTCCCACTTCTCTTCAAGAGGCGTTAGTTTCTTTTCAGCTTCCATATGGTTCTCTTTGGGGGTTAAAAATCTTCTGAATGCTTATCCACTCGATCTCGGATAACTTGCTCCACAAGCTTAATCCCTTCCAGACGGCCCATAAGAAAACGGTAGCGCTCCATGTCTTTAATCGTGCCGTTGAGCACAATTGATTCGGAGTCTACCTGTAACCTTCTAATGTCTTTCAATACGCTTTCAGCGAATTCCAGCATGGTCGTTTTTCCATGAGAGCAGACGGTTTCTAGCCACTGTCTGGGGGCTTGTGCTTAATAAATCTTGACGGGTCTATTCCCGTCGCGCTTTTTTACTATTCTAGCAGGTTTCTTAGCCTTAATTGAACCACCCTTTGCTGCTTTTTTAGGCTTCGCAGTGTTTAAAGCTATTGCGATTGCTTGTTTGCGTGGCTTACCTGCTGACATCTCTTTTTTGATGTTACTGGAGATGGTCTTTTTACTAGAGCCTTTCTTTAAGGGCATGTCTTTTCCTTAGCTATGACCACTGGGTTCTTGCCTTTTTCTGACCAGCCTTATTCAGGCCGCCAAAGTGATACAGCTTCTTAGCACTAGCCGACATCTTTGCCCCGGACATCATCGTTCCGTCGGGGTGCTTGTGTGTCGCGCCCTTGTGCATTTTTCCATCACGAAGATAGTGCTTTACACCCGTTGCCATTATAGCCCCTAACTAGCAAAGATAAGTTGGACCACAGCCGCGCTTGGCTAAACCACAACCACGAGCCTGTACTGTCTTCATCTTGCCACTGCTTTTAGCTTTGCTTTTAACCGCTCCGCCTTTCGCCATACGGTTCATCTGACCCTTTTCGTAATTCTTTTCTCTGTCTATCCGACTATATTCATCACGAGCATTGCGGCCTTCCGCGCCCTTCGCATACGTCTTAGGCGCAATTCGATAAATTTCATCGTCTAGGTTACGCATTACTTTCTTGTCACGAGCCATTGAGCCTCTCATGCCTGTCTCCTAAAGTTTACTGGGTTGGTTAATTCTTTCACGAGCCACGTCTGCACGCAACTGTGCGATCTCTTGTTGAGACTGGATACGTGCCTCATTACCTTGGGCGTTCTGAGCAATCCTTGCTTGGTCTACCTGGATACCTTGCTCCTTAATGGCAATCTCAGCTTGATCCTTTTCTGCGCGTTGCTGAAGCTCTTGTGCTTTAAGTGCAATGACAGGGTCTTCCCCGCCTTCTTCGCCAGAAAGCTCCGTCTGCGTGCCTTTCATCTCTATCATGTACTCAGCAACCTTGATGGCAACCATTGCCTCACGCTGCAGGTCAGAGATCATCTTGTCTGGGTCACTTCCGTAGTCTGTAAACAGTACAGCTTCCGTGTCTTCTTCCGCTTTCAATTGAATATGCTGCAGAATGTGCTTCTGTAGTTCCGAAGCCCCCAATGGATTAGCCTGCATAAGCGGAGACATCCCCATCATTAAATGTGATGCAATATGCGCGTCATGCTGCTGCCCTGCGAAAGCCTGAAGCGTCTTGCCATCCGCCACTTCGATGTTCTCACTAGCAGGGTCTTTAGGCATCTGATTAGTTTGCACTTTAAGAATGCCGTCAATGTCTCGGACATTCATCGCCTGATACACGCGGTAATAGGCTTCGTACATATTGTGCATCTGAGGCGCACTTTGGGCCAATTGTAGCTGTGTTTGAGCCAATGTGATGCGCTGTGCAGAAGAAAACACGTTGGGGTCTGCAATAGGCAGAACCGCGATCATATGATCAAAATCGCACTTTTTAATGCTTCGACTAGCGCCTGGCACGTCATACGGGTACTCATCAGGCAAATACTGCCCAAAACCAGCCGCCAACATTTCAAATTCTTGTGTTTGAGCGTAATACAGGCGTTTATGGATGGCGGACATCACCATCGAACCCCGTTCAAGCAACGCCAGAGTCGTTCCTACGGCTGCTTGCTGGTTTCCGTCGCCCACTTGCATGTCGGCAGTGCTTGCTAAACGCTTTCCAGCGTCCACGGCAAAGCCCATAAGTGTATATAGCGTCTGAGAAGGCTCTTTGTACGGTAACGGCATCAAGGATGCCGTCAATTCAGCGCCCCCTGCGTCAATATCTCGCCATTCACCCGGTTGTATTGGGTTATCATCGTCAGCAATCCGTGCGCCCTTCGCCTTAAAGCCCGCAGGAAGGTTAGATAACGTGCCTGCGTCAAGAAGTTGACGCAATGCCATAGTTGCTGTCTTGGACAGACCGCCAATAAGATGCACAAAACCTAATCCGTAGGCTCCCGGCCCTTCAACTAGCACATAATGCACAAAGAACTCACGGCGAAGCTTTAATTCGTCTTCTTCAAGCCAGTTTCTACGAACTCCTACGACTTTTCCGCTGTCTTCCGCAATCGTAACGACATACGGTAGCTTAATTCCGGTCTCATTTTCTTCCTCATCCATGTCTTCAAACCCGTAAAGGTTTAAATCCACACAGAATTCTAGCAAAAAGATTTCTTCAGGCTCACCGCTTTGCGATACACCTACCGTCCGGTTGATTGCATCACGAATTTGATTGCCACCACTAGGGTCATTCTGTGGGTCTACCTCAACATCAAGATATTCGCCTGCAAAAGCTCGCTTCTTAAATTCATTGGTGTCCATAGCAATCCGCTGCGTAATGCGCGGACACTCGGAAATAACGCTAGAACCGTTATAAGGTATATACAGATCATCAGGAAGGACTAAACGGCTTACCATGCGGCCTAGCTGCTCGTCATAGTAGACCTTCTTAAAAGTAGAGCCGCCGTAGCCTGTGTAAAACAACAGTTGGTCAAACTCAGGGGTGTATTCTTTCATCACCGTAGTGATCTGGTAGTTCATGAAATCTTGGACACGAGACGCTTGTTGCGTCTTATCTAGTGTTTCTTTCCCTAGCGTCTGCGTGCGGACAGGGCCCCCTGCAGGCATTAGCTCTTTAAACGCCTGCGCCTGAAATTGGACAATAGATTCAGTAAGCATCGGATGAACCGTGCCCGCCGCGCCACGGAAAGGTCGGGTGCGGTTTTCAATTTTAAGCCCTAGAAGCTCTAATCCTTGAGAGTACATCTGTTCCCACTCACCGCGAGAAGACCTATCCGCCTCAAACAACGCCAATAGCTCGGAAGAGATCCTAGACAGCTCGTTATCGTCTATCACTTCTGCTAGGTTGCTGTAGAAGTCAACGTCGTCATCTTCTGGATTGATTTCGACAACCGCGCTACCGTCATCATCTAGGATGATTTCGATATCCGGTTCCATCTCGTCCGTCATCTCAATGATGTTGGATACGGGAGCTAGATTTACGACCTTATCTACGGGCATACTTGTGTCCTATATGTAAGTGCAGGGATTATACACAGGTTTTATTTTGCACGAGGATTTTTTACAGGACCACCTTGAGCAAAAAAGGGCCGATATGCTCCCCCTGCTTCTCCTAGTTCCCTAGCTTGATTCCAGTTAGATGTCTCGTAATCCTCCTCGTTAGCCGAGGAGTACTCTTCTTCACCCCCGTAGCCGCCCTTTCCAGTGGTGGAGTATTTGGGTTTGGTAACGCCTCCACCTCCAGTGCTTTCCACCAACGTAAAGAGGCCCCTCTTGTTTGCTTTCATCTCTGCTTTACCAAAGGTGTTGTAGTGATTACGCGCAAACTGCTCTAGGGTCATGTCGCCTAGCTTGCTCTTCTGAGCTTTGTAACTAGCTCCAACGTCAGCGTTAGCCGCTAAGTAAGCGGCTATTCCGCCTCTAGCCCCAGCCGCTGCTGCAGCGGCTGCATCCAAGTCTCGTTTGTAATCCATTCCTCTCATGCGGGAGTAGAGCTGCGACTTGGATAGGCCACCGGAATAAGAGCCGGGGTTATCCAGCACGCCTGAGTAATCAGAGTAGCTTCTCCCATTACCAAGGCCCGTGGTCAGTTGTCTAAGGTCTGCCGCCGCTCTGCCTCCGGTGTATCGTCCAAGCTGGGCTGCACCCATAAGCGAGCGCGGACGGCTTGTTACCGTGGGCGGGGTCCAGTTGTAGCCTGATCCGGTGGCCGAGAGCAAATCTGCCGCAGGCGTGTAGTCAAAGTTAACTAGGCCACCATACGCATCAATGATCTCGGTCCGTGGAGCGCTGTTCCTGAATTTCCTATCAAGCGACTCTTCGCCGGCTTTGTACACGCCCGTGTTATCGGGCAACGGTTGGTAGACAGTAGGGGTGACGTACTCTTCTTCTTCGCTGACAAAGATTTTTTCGCAGTTGCCCGTGGCCGGATTGTACTTTTCCCCTGTGCCGCAATCTGGGATTGAGTTGTTGGGGATACAGTTTCCTGTGGTGGGACTTAACATGTAGCCGTCCCCGCAGACAGTTACATCCGCCTCACAGTTTCCACTGGCGTTTCTTGTAT